GTATTGAGTTTGTCTTGGTGTGGCCGTCCCTGAAAATATTACGCTTACGGCTCCTGAAGCTTGTTTAACGAGTATTGGATTCAAAGATGTGCTATCACCCTTTCCGAAGTCCGGTGCAAGCCTTAAGGCAAGATCTTTTTAACAGGGTCCCAGTATTCAGGCTCTAGTCCACTCTTTGAAGATGTGTCTGGTTCATCTTCAAAGTTGTAAGACATACATGCCCCCCTTACTTTGTATTCATGCACCATAGACTCTAACACTCCGATAGCAAGATCGTTGTTCTCCGGGGTTGGGTCAACGGTGAGACCGGAAATCCTAAGCTTAGAATACGCCCCATTTATTAAATCTGACTTAAGATCTCCGGTCGCCATGATTAATCTCCGTTTCTAATTGCTTCAATTTCTAGTTTCAGGGTCTTTATACGCTTGCTTTTCCACCTTTTTATACCGGCGGACCTGGCCAACTCTCTGATGTCGTCGTTTTCAAACGTGTCAAGGTCAAGTTTTTTAAGTTCGAGGGTTGTTTCTTCTTCTGGTCCAACGTCAACAATAGTTTCCGCTTCTTTCTCAAACTCCTGGGCATCAATAATCACAAGATCTTCTTGGACCTCTTTCTCTTCGACTTCTGGAGCCGGTAAAGCCTCTTCCTTTGAAGCAAACCACCCACCGTGCTTGATGTTGGTGCTAACATCAATAGGATCAAACCAAGCCGTCTTGTACTCTCCATCCTCATACTTGTGCAAAAGAGTAGCCATTGTTCCTCCTATGAGATAGCCGCGCCGATTGCTTCAAAGTGGGTTTCACCATCAGTGTAAACCACGGTTGTGTCGCCATCAGAAAGGGAGGTTGTCCCAAACGTAAACGCACCCGCTGTTCTGATAACAGAAACAGTACCCATTCTTGCCTTGCCGGACGCAACGGCAGGAATCCCAGCCAAGGCCAAGGCAGCCGAAGCGTACCCTGTTGAGTTATCCGCTGCTTCTGCCACCGTAATAGTCCCGGCATTGTTAATATCAAGAGCGACTGCACCATATTTATTCTGAGGAATAATATCATTCCCGGGTGCAGTTCCTGCCGCGACTGCTGCCTTTGTGTACTGAACCCCGCCGACAACATAATAAAACTCAGCGTTTGACACATTTGCGGGCGTGGATCCAACGTTAAGGGTTGTTTTTGATGTCGGATAATCCCCTTTAAGCTTTGCCCGGATGTCATTTGTCAATGTCGAGTTTGCCAATAATGTGGCTTCAGCCGCATCAAGGTCTGTTTGTGTCTGTGCAAGCTCTACGTCTGTCTTGTTCAGGGTTGTGCATTTCTTAGCCATGCATTACCTCCTTAAACTGTCATCGCCGGAGGACCGGCCACACCGAACAGGCTGTCAATCTTCCAACCGATTGTGTCATTTACATAGTATAATTCAGCCGTGTCTCCAGCATCGGCAAAAACGATGGTTGCCCATCCTGTAGACGTGGCAGGGGTCAATGTTCCGTCACCGCCTCCGTCTGTGCCGAGCCTGACACTTAAACATTGCCCTGGTATGCCGTTCGCAAGGGTTAAAGCCTCAGCGTCACCGCCGGTTGTTTTGTTTACCATAGGATGCGTGACGGGAATAACAAGAGCGTCTGCTGCTACATCAACCTCAAGGTCTGTCGGATAAGGTGTCAATGCGTAATGCACAAAGTTTTTTACTGTGGGTCTTGGTGCCATTTTATATCTCCTTAGATAAGCCCCGGATGTTAAACCGGGGCGTTAGGTTTACAGAAGTGCAACACCGCAGTTCTGAGGTTGTTTGATGGTAATTCCGAACCAGGTAAATAGACGCCATCTAAACGTTGCCTTGGTAATATCCCCGTCATACATGAGATACATCCGGAGCCCGTTGCTCATGGACTCAGAAACAACTTTCATGCCGCCCCAATCGCTGAAAAGACCTGCCGGGATGTCGCCGCCAAGAACCTCAACTGCGCTCTTTTCCCAGAAAAGGTTTGCCTGGTTGCTTGCGTCAGTGTTCAGACGGTCAACAGTCGCAGCGTTCAGGATTACGGTGTTAACATTGGCATACGCCTTTTCAAGGGTTGTCAGGCTTGCGTCATCAAGTGCAATCGGTTTCGGGAAAATCTCCAGGCTTGTAGTGGTAGGCTTGGAAATAATGGAAAACGTCATTGCTGAACCTGTCACGGTCTTGTCGTCAAGGCCAACGGCTTTGATTGTGGTTCCTGAATTGGAAATAGTCACCTTGTCGCCAACATTGTACGACGCAGAGGCAGCAACCGGGATGGTAGCCGTTCTGTAGTCAACGGGTGTGACAACTCCGGTTGTTGCATTTACGCTGCCAGATGTGGGAGCAAAAGACTGAGCACCGGTTACTGTGGTTGCGGGATCTGCTCCGCCTGCCAGGTTGGGAAGGAAAGAGCCGGTGTAAATATCGAACTCCGCAATGTTCTGTCCGATCTGTCCGGTTTTCCATGTGGTTTCGGGTCTGCCCTGCAATGTCTGACGAGCTGCAAGGTCTTCGCCAAAGGTCTGGTTGTCTCTGTCATTCAGAAGAAAGCACCGGCCATTATCTTTGATAAGCTGACGTTCGTTCATCAGAACCTGAGCTTCAGAGATAAAATCGTATCCACTGGACGCAGTTGATTTGTAATAGAGAGAGCCCTGGTTCTTAATTGCAAGTGCAATCTGCTGGTTCAGGTTGGACGCCTGACGCTTTGCGGATCTCTTTGCCCGTCTACGCCAGAAGATATCATCCCTTACATCATCGGCCCTGAGGTCCACAAGATCATTCTGCGGGGTTCCGAGTACTGCGGGATAAGTCTCTTCAATGATACCCGTTTCCTGTCCTGTTAGGTCCCACCCAGAGATAATGGGTGCCTGCTGGTCAACGGGACGCCATACAAAGTTCCCTGCGTTCTGCATATCTGCGGAGGTGGGCTGGTAAAAGTCCACCATCGGCAGGAGCAAATCCTGGTTTTCAAATGTTTCCATTGCATCCTCAAGCATGAGAATGATTGTTTTACCTGTGGTTGAACTTGGCATTTTTTATATCCTTTTTACCAGTCGGATACGTCTATCTTCAGCTTTTTGGCCTTTGTCCTAAGATCCTGAGCTTTTTGCAATGTCTGCGGGTTTTCAACAAACTTTGCATATTGCTTCTTCAGCTTTCTTGCCGTTGCGGACACCCCTTTAGAGTCTCCATTATGCCGTGTTGCTGGTTTCGGCGCTCTCGACGTGGTTTTACTTTGGGTTTTGGTTAGTTCTGCTTTTTTCTGGCCTAAAAAGGCCGTCGCTTTCAATCCGCTTGGATCGCTTGCAAGTGCTGATAGGAATTTACCTCTTGCCGCTTCGTTCACACCGATGTGATAAAGGACTTTTTCGGATCCTTCTCCAAGAATCGTGATAAACCTGTCAGCAAAAGAATCACCATTCCCAGGTGATATGCTTTCAATAGCTGACCGAAAATTATAATCGGCCTTCTTGAAGTTTTCAGGGTCGATGTTGTGCTTTTCAGACAGCTTGCTTGCCCGGTCGTAGTGTTCCTCGACTGCCTGGGCCATGTCGGCTTGTGCTTTTTTAGCCACGCTTGTCTGATTTGCTTCGATCTGGTATCTTTGCTGACGTTCTCGCTCCGCTTCGTCCAGATACCGGTCGTATGCCTCGTTGAATCCGTCATCGTCGTCAATGTCGAAATCTGACCGCCTGGGCCGCACTATCTTTGAACCTGGCACCGGGTTTGTAACAACTGTCCCGGTTTTTAAAGACTCAAGTTCTCTCTTAACCTGATCAAGTTCAGATTTTAGGGCATTGCTCTCGTCTTCTGCATCAGACAACCGGCCCTTCCACTTGCTTTTCATCTTTAAGTGTGTTTTGGCAGGGACTGGTTCCATGTCATCGGTCTGTAGCCACGGTTCAACGTCTTCCGGCTTAGTTTCCGGTTCTTCTTCGTCCGGTTCCTCTTCAGGGACTTCAACATCAACGTCCTCAACGTCTTCCTGGTCTTCTTCCTCCAGGTCTACGTCTTCAACATCTTCAACTTCCTCCTGAATTTCTTCAGATTCCTGCACTTCTTTTTTTAGTTCCTCAAGCGATTGAACTGTCATTCCTAAGCTTCTCCCCTTAGTAAGGATAACCCGCATTGGCTGCGGTTGCCTTGCGCTTTCCCGTGCGCTAACGGTTGCCCGGTGATACCCGCCGGTAGGTCTAAATATAAAAAGGCCAAACAAGAGAACTTATTCTCTCATCTGGCCCAAGTGCTTTGGTACCTATGTGGTTGTGGCTATCTTATTTCTATAATCTTATACCGCCTGTCGTTCATGTCGAGATATCCGCCAACACACAACGATAGTACGGGGTCTTGTATTATTACTTCTGTTTCAAACTCTTCGCCGCCCTTGCTCTGCAATACCAGGGTTTGTTTCTTTGGGTATTGGTAGCTTTTTAGGATGGCGTTTATGTTCATGGCTTATTCCTTATCTCAACAAGCGTAAACCGCTTAATTCCTTCATTATTCAAATGAATATCCGTAAGCTGTTCATCGATATACATTGAAAACTCATCCTCATCACACCAACAAACTCTAAACTTTGCTGTGAATAAGACCTTGTTTTCTTTAAGCAGTACAAAAGCATTATCAGGGATATGCTCCCCGCCAGATTCAGCAGATGATACTGCATCAAGCAAAAACTCGAACTTTTTATCCATAAACTGCGGCGGCACATCGACAAGCAAGTTTTTGATATCTTTAGGCTCTGGGATTGTTACTGTTTTCATGCTTTACTCCGGCTTAATGCTAGATC